CTCGTTTGGATATATGCGATATACTGCATACTGATTTTGAGATTCCTAAGTCCACGGCATATAGATATTACAAAGATTCTTTTAATCTATACAAATGGGAACAGGCCAAGCCCGATCCATCGCAAAAGATTAAAGATAACAAAGATACCATTTTAGATAATGTGATGGATACTGCTGAAGCTGCATTAGCTGACGGAGATACTGCTGCATATTTTAAAGGTATCGAATTATATTCAAAATTACTTACAAGATTTAAAAAAGTATGAAAAAATCGTTCCAATCAATAGTCAAAGTTGAGTTTGCTTACAATAATTTTGAAGCTGATTCAATAGAAGAATATATTGATCGTGTAAAAACACAATTCTCAGAAGAATATAATATTGAGTTATCTAATTCTGAAATTACTGAAATAGAGGAGATACTGTAATGGACTCCTTTTTACATAATCATCAATCTGCGTTGGATAGCCAACGAGAAGATAATGCAATTAAAGATTTGCAGGATTCGGGTGTATATCCCGATCCAGATAATGAAGAAATTTCTGTTGATGATGATGACTACGAACCAACAGATTACGAAATGATGTCATCCTTTGGTACTAAATGGCACGATTACTTATGAGCAACTCACAAAATACTGAAATTCTTGAAAATCTTTACAGTAGATACAAGATTGAACAGTTTAATCGCCCCGATTCTGATTTACATAATTGGTATCAGATTCGTGATGAAAATAATGACATTGCCATGCTTAAAGGTTTATACGATAAGAATGGTGAGTACACTTTTAACATTTGGGAAACCAAAGTAGAAGCAGAACAACAATTACAGGAGATAGTCGAGCAAAGATTTGAGGATTTATCACAATGACTAAAAAATGGCTAGTAACGATCCATCAAATCAATTACATAGAAGTTGAAGCTGATTCTGAAGATGAAGCTAGAGAAACTGCTGCCGATATGGAATGGGGTTCTCTGGGAGATGGCAAGTACGAAATGTATATGGAATCTGAAGAACTAGACAACAGCTAATTCTTTTAATTGTTTGTGGTAACGATCCACTCTATCTAGAAAAATACTTTCTGATCCTCTCATTTCTAATTCTGAGAGGATTTTTATTTGGGGTT